GCCTGCCCTTTATTCATGTATGGTTTAGCACAGTTCATTTAGAGCCTGAAGCCTATGCGTTGACGGCCCCTCATTGGGCCGGTTTTATTCCTGCGTCTCATTGATTTTTTTCCGCGTCGCATTCCGCGCCCGCGTCTTTTATTTCGGTAGCCAGCGGCCCTTCGGCGCATATCTGATGTTCCTATTCTTTTTTAAGGCTTTCCATTCGCCTGTCCACGGATTGAACACTGGTTCTTCGTCTGGGGCGTAAGGGATGTTTGGTTTTTGAGCCTCCTTGCTGATTGCTGGCAGTATGCGGTTTCGATACATCCACTGGAGATATCCCTGCCAATCTTGTTCGTAACTTTCCGCATTAGCTTGGGGGATGATGGGCGCATATCCCCCGGTGGGAGTTTTCGTAAATGCTACGTCTGGAGAAGCGCCCGCGACGGCGTACTCATGACCGGGTTCGCTAGCGTCGCGACGTGTTTCCACCTTGATGTTAGGTGCGTCCATGCTGGGGGTGTCGCCTTGGCCTTCGACGAGCCAACGTGTGGCAGCGGTGGGGAGACCTGGCGCACTGCCGGCTTGACGTATTTTCGCGACCGAAGAAGCGAGACCGGCTCGTTTGAGATCGTTATCGAGTTGTAGGCCTTCGAGCTGTAATTTCTGAGCGGCGTTGCCGAATGCGTCGATTTTTGCTGCTGATGAGCGTGTGGCGTCAATTGATCTTCCGATTTCCTGACCGGCGTTGGCCAGACCGGAGAAATCAGATCCGCCAACCGATTGCGGAGCGTACGATACTGTATTTGCTCCCATCGCGTAGAGTGGATGAATTCCGGCTTTGCGAGCGTCCTCCGCTTTCCACTGGATCCCGGATTGTGCGAACTCTTTTTGCTGTTGGTATTCCTGATTGCGAGCTTTAGCATTTTCTTTATTCCCGAGTAGTGAGGATGCTAGGCTTGCGCCTGCTCCTATTAATGCTCCTAGCATGTGACGTCGCTCCATATGTTGCGGCGGTGTTTTCCTTGTCCGCCGCGTTTACCGGAGTGTTTTAATGCATGCATGATTTCCTTTCGTTGTTTGCGCCGTACGCAGATTGCGATTTTATTGGGGACTGCGAATCCGACGCGATGGCTGAGCGATGAGGGGGACACTTGTCCCCGCACTTTGTGCCCCCCTCCGACGGTCAGTCGCGCTTGGGAGCGTTTGACCGGACCTGGAGCCCTAACTGATATGTCGGGCTTGAACTGTCGTCTGTCTAGCTGCGCTAGTATGTTTTGAGTGACAGGTGTTAGAAATGGCTTTGTTATTTTTGTAGTACGAAGCAGCGGGGCTAGTGATGATTTAGAGACATTCACGCTTCGTGATTTTGAAGTTTTGGCCATTTTTTGGTGTCACCTGTCACAGTACACATCAAGGGAGTGTACATTTTGGGCGGAAGCCGGGCTCTCATAAACGGAGCCGGAAGGCGTCTCCGCCCTCCGGGTTTCGATCCCTACCGCGCTTTTTGCTTAGGCGCCTGCGGCGCAGGAAGGGGGGCCTCACCAGAATCGATTATGGCCCGGCCCCCTACCCCTTGCGGGGGGGCCGGCTCCAGAATCGATTGATCTGGAGCCGGTGGCTGGAGTTGCGCCGCCTCCACGGCGGCGCGCTTTTCTGCTAGCATTTTGTTGCGTAATTCCGCAACAGAGGGTTCGTAGTCGTTTTCCCAGCGTGAGACTGGGATGCCGTATTCGTCGTTTACGTCGAAGTCGTCTGCTTCGTCGATGCTTTCGGGTTCCATGTCCGCAAGCGTGCGGTGATGTTGCAGGACTTGCTGCCGTATTTGCTCGGTCAGTGAGACCTGTTTTTTATAGCCTAGCGGGGGCTGCATTGGGACGGGGTCTAGGATTTCTCGTCCGTATTTGTCGTGCCTGATATCCGACGGTGATTTCTCGCGTAGGATTGGCGCGCCGTCGATTTTTTCTACGTGTGTTCTCTGTCTCATAGCGTCCTCAGAAAATGAAGCTTTCGCCGGTTGTTGCCACTAGGCGTCTCGCTTGGATTGAGTGCCGTGCCATTACATAGAGTACATCTTGCGAAGGCACTGCGAAAGTTCTTTCTGTTGGGACGCATTTGACGAAGTCGTTGTTAAGGGCAGGATCGCTGCCGAATTCTCTGGCCATGTGCCAGAAGTTGAGCAGGGAGCTTCTAAACTCGCCTGCTACTGTGCTTTCCTGTCGACGGTATTCGTCATACCGGTCTTGGTAACCGAACGTACCGTTTGGTGTGGCGTGGGCCGCGTATAATTCTTTATTCAGGATTTCCTGTTGGCCTATGTGCTGGAGTTCCTTCTGCCAGAAGTCTTCTTTGGTTCTGCGATTCCAGGTTCTTGGGAGTCCGGTGGTGTAGATGGTTTTTGGCCGGGCTGACATGAGAGTGATGATGTAGCCGTGTTCTTCAAAGAATCGGCGATAGCGATTACTGCGCATACTAGATATTCCATGCCCGCGGAGTTCTCCGACGGGGTCCGTCCCTTCAGCTGTTTGGAGAACTTCACTAAATTGGAGAGTTGTTTGACCACCTCCAAGATATTCCGGTCGTTGGAGTCGAGCGTCGGATGATGTGACCCCGAGGTATCGAAGGTATTCTGTGTATCGGCTTCCATAGCGTGCTCTTGCCTCTTCATAGCGTTGCAGTGCTAGTGCCTCGCGGAGGACGTTGACCGTTACCGACGAGGCGTTCGAGAGGTCCGTAAGCATCCGAAAATCGGTTGCTCCGTCCTCGAGGTCAAGATAACCGCCCGAAGCGGCGGTGTTAAGTTTTATTTCTGTAAATTGGGCTCCTGCCGGGTAAGCTGCTGATGCCGCTGTCGAAATTAGTGGTGCTGTGGTGCCTAGTGGAACGGTGACTGCGGGGCCTTTCTGTTCCCAGGGTCTGCTTGAAGTGAAGTAGTCTTTTTCCCATGCGCAATTCTGCATTGCGGTGGAGGTGGTAGTGTCAGGTCCGCTCGTCGTGTCGATCGTGAGAGCGGTCGTCAAATCCTGATCTCTGTACCATTCGTTGAATATTAGCGCGTAAGCCCTGAAGGGCAACGCGCTGACTTCGAGTGAATTGACTGCTGTTGGGACGCCCATGTAATCGGCTAGTGTCCCGATTGCTGCGCCGCCGCCGCCGGGCATTGTGATAGTCGGGAAAACGGAGGCGTCTAGCCCGTCGGGTCCGCCGGTGATGAAGTCTTCCCAGTCGTCCCAAATGATGCGGTGTGGAACGAACCAGTGGTGGATACGGATATTTACTGGGTGCATTACGGGTGCGAGTAGTGGGGATGCTCTGACGAGAGCTGTTGTGGCTTGTTGGATGCTGTCGCCTGCTAGTACTTCCAGTAGCCCGATTGGTACCAGCTCGCCCATGTCCATAGAGGCGAGTTTATAGTTGGATAAATTATGCTTTGACCTTTTCATAGTGTGTCCTTTTTTGATCTTAGTTTTTCGCGTGCTTCTATGTTTGTTCTGCTGCCTAAATTCTGAGCCAGTATTTCTTGCCGTAGAGACCGGCTATTTTCTTTCGCAGCCACGCGCAGCGGGTACATTTTGGCTTCCATCTGGGCATTTGACATTACCGTAGCTTTACCGTCCAGGCCGCACCGTATGCGTAGTCGTTTTTTAAGGTAGCGACCTAGAGGGTATTTTTTTGTTCCGTGTTGTAAGACGCCGGGGACGTCCCCGTGTGTCTCGATGATATTATATTGTAGTACCGTTGAGGCGACTTCGTCCATGTAGCCGGCGCCGAGGCCGGGTTTTAGTGACATTCGTGCGAACTCTGGGTGACGACCCTCTAATCGAGGGTCGTCTTTTGATGTCATCTTTTTTACGGTGTATCCGGCGATGTAGGCGGCGCTGTCTGGTTCTAGTCTTCCGACGTATACACGACCGTTTCCCCATAGTCTCGCGAGGTTGCTACATGATGCGCAACACCGTTTAGGATGGGTGACCCCGTTCTCACACGGACGTAGTCCGTACAATGCTCCATGATAATGGGGTCGGTTGGATTGCTCTCCATATTCTCCAACAACGAAGTAACGAATCGGATGGAGGCTAGCTTTTCGAAGTCGTTTGAGAAAATTCCTAACGTCTCTAGGTTCGAGAGTATTGCGTTCAGGCAGATGATCGTCGTCGTACGTGAGAGTAACAAATGCGGAGTGGTCATGTAGGTGGCTTTCTATGATGATTCGATGGGTCCATTCCCTACGCTTGTTGATTTTACAGGGGAGGCATTGGCCGCAGCCATACGCCTGCCCTTTATTCATGTATGGTTTAGCACAGTTCATTTAGAGCCTGAAGCCTATGCGTTGACGGCCCCTCATTGGGCCGGTTTTATTCCTGCGTCTCATTGATTTTTTTCCGCGTCGCA